CTGACTTTCCAGAACCATACGGACTGCCCGTTGACGGACTTCGGGGGAAAAACGAGTATTTTTAGTCATCCTGTTTACCTCTTTCTCAGGAAGTTTAGTCTCCAGGATTCCCGGGGCGGTTCAGCCAGCTATAAATGGGCTAAATATGCCTGGAACAGTGTTAATGGTTATCCTGGCACTGTTGTTTATTATCAACAACGTCTTTACTTCGCCGCATCGACTGCGTTCCCTCAGACTATCTGGGCCAGCCGTACCGGGGATTATAAGGATTTTGGCAAAAGCAATCCTACGCAGGATGACGACAGAATTATCTACACCTATGCCGGGCGTCAGGTTAATGAGATCCGCCACCTGATTGATGTCGGTTCGCTGGTGGCACTGACTTCCGGAGGTGAGTACGTCATCACCGGCGACCAGAACAAAGTGTTAACCCCATCATCATTTGCATTCAGCTCTCAGGGATCAAATGGCTCGAGCAATGTCCCACCAATTGCCGTGGCGAATATTGCTCTGTTCGTCCAGGAGAAAGGCAGTGTTGTCCGTGATCTGGCCTACTCATTCGATGTTGACGGCTATCAGGGGAACGACCTTACTATCCTTGCCAATCATCTTTTTCAGAAGCACAGCATTGTTGACTGGTGCTTCTCTATTGTCCCTTACTCCAGCGCCTTCTGCATTCGTGATGACGGTAAATTACTGGTGATGACCTATTTGCGTGATCAACAGGTTTTTGCATGGGCACCACAGTCCAGTACCGGAAAATATGAAAGCACATGCAGTATCAGCGAAGGCAATGAAGATGCGGTGTATTTCGTCATTAACCGAACCGTTAACGGGCAAACAGTGAGATACATCGAGCGACTGTCCAGCCGTTTATTTACCAGCGATGAAGATGCTTTCTTTGTTGATTCTGGCCTTAGCTATGATGGAAGAAATACGTCTGACAGAACGATGACAATCACTGGTGGTTCTGGCGAATGGGATTACCGCGCGGAATATACAATCAGTGTTTCTGGTGGTGCGTACTTCACCAGTAGTGATGTCGGTGCGCAACTACAGTTCCCTTATACCGGAACTGATCCTGATACTGGCGATGAAGTGTCAAAAGAATTACGTTGCGACATTATTTCTGTAACCAGCAATACCGCTGTAGTGGTTCGTGCCAACAGGAACGTCCCGCCATCCCTCAGGAATACGGCCACCACGAACTGGCAGATGGCGCGCCGGACATTTGGAGGCCTGTCTCATCTTGAAGGACAGACCGTAAACATTCTTTCTGATGCGAATGTTGAGCCACAGAAAGTGGTTTCCGGAGGTGCCGTCACGCTGGAATCACCTGGGGCTGTTGTGCACATCGGCCTGCCAATAACTGCTGAATTCGAAACACTGGATATCAACATTAACGGACAGGAAACGCTGCTGGACAAAAAACAGGTGATCCCGTCCGTTACTCTGGTTGTGAATGCCAGTCGCGGCATCTGGGCGACTACGCCCGGCGGTAAATGGTACGAATATCCACAGCGTGAATTCGAGTTCTACGATGATCCTGTTGATGATGCTACCGGAAAAGTAGAAGTGAAACTGGACAGTAACTGGGGCAAAAACGGACGTGTAAAAATCCGTCAGCTTGACCCGTTGCCGCTGTCTGTTCTTGCCGTTATTCCTCGCCTTACTGTTGGGGGATTCTGATGATTGACGTTCAAATTATTCCCGCAACCGAAGAGCATCTTCAGATGATTTTGCCGGATGTTCGTCAGGCTGATATTGACGAACTGTATGCGGTATCACTGATGACTACCGAAGATGCGCTGCGTGTTGGTCTGCGTACTGCGACTATGGCCTGGTCAGGATTTGCGAACGGAGAACTGGTAACCATGTTTGGCGTATCTCCGGCGTCAATGATCGGTGGCAATGGTACGCCCTGGCTGGTCGGAACCAGTCGTATCGAAAAATATCAGAAGACATTTCTTCGCCACTGCCGCCCTGTATTGCAGCAGATGCTGGCAGTTTATCCGCGCCTGGAAAACTATGTCGACGAGCGAAACCATGTTGCCAAAGCATGGCTGCACTGGCTTGGATTCAGGCTTGAAGAAGCCGCGCCTTATGGTGCTCTTGGTCTTAATTTCCACAGATTTCACATGGAGAGAAAATAATGTGCGATCCGGTTATTGCTGGTGGCGCAATGCTCGCCATGAGTGGCATTCAGGCATACACCCAGTACCAACAGGGAAAGTATGCCTCGAAGGTTGCAGAAGCGAACGCAGATATAGCCACAGCTCAGGCAAATGATGCAATAAACAGAGGTAACGCTGAAGCTGAGCAACGGCGCAGAGAGACCCGACAGCGGCTTGGTACACAGGCGGCGACAATGGGGGCTACCGGCGCTGATTTATCTACAGGTAACGCGCTGGATATATTTGGCGACACTGCCCAGTTTGGCGCTCTTGATTCTCTGACGACGGTGAATAACGCGCAACGCGAGGCTTACGGTTATCAGGTTCAGGCTGCCAACTATAAAGCAGAAGCCAGTTCAGCCCGTAAACAGGGGAATGTGGGAGCAGCAACAACATTGCTCACTGCGCCTCTGAAGGCATACGGTGCGTACCAGATGTTTGGTGGGACGTGGAGTCCGTTCTCTAAAGGAAGTACATCTAGTGGTGGGACGCCAATGTTATCTAACTCAGGTTTTATGAATTCTGACTCCCGATTCAAAATAGGAGGTTACTGATGCCTGTTGTTCCTACTACATCCGGACGCCAGGTGCAAAGTCGTGGTGTGCAAACCGGTGGTTTTCAGATCTTCGATGTTCCTCAAGCAGGTCAGGTGCTGGCGAATGTCGCAGATCAGTATGCGGTGGCATATGGTGAAGCCAGGCAGAAAGCGAATGTTGCATTGTCTCAGGATGCCATCCTTCAGCTTAATCAGCGCAGCAATGAACGTCTTTATAACCCTCAAACCGGTTTTTATGCACAACAAGGCAAAAATGCGATTGGTAAGGGGCAAGAGTACATATCTGGATTTGATCAGGATGTGGAAGAAATAGCTGCTTCATTGACTGATGAAGCAGCAAGAAATATGTTTTTGCAACAAGCCAGAACACAGAAAATTCAGTTCAGTACTGGAGTTCTCAGACATGAGATAGGGCAGACAAATGCCTATGAAGATGAGCAATATCAGGCAACGAGAAAATTATGGATACAAAATGAAGCGGATGCCTGGAATGACCCGCAAACTGCCACTTTAGCCAGAAATTCCAGAATGGTAGCCATTGCTAGATATGGAGCTGCCAGGGGATGGTCACAAGAACGCATTCTGGAAGAAATAGAAAGTGATGATCGCCGTGCCACAGAAATGCGGGCGAAGAATTATGCCGCTGCCAATCCAGAAGGATGGCTAAATGGTCTGTTTCAGAAAAATGATTCTGGAGGCATGGACATGCGTGCCATACGCCTTGTTGAATCAGGTGATCGACATTTTAATCCTGATGGTAGTCTTCTTGAAGGACCGATAACATCTTCTGGAGAGAGAGCCCAGGGGAAATACCAGTTAATGCCGGGCACAGGGAAAGAACTGGCGGCCAAGCGTGGCGTTAAATACAACCCTACGGACGAACAACAGCATGAAATGCTCGCCAGTGACTATGTAAATCAACTGTATGGTAAGTACGGCTCCGAAATATTGACCGGAGCAGCATATAACTGGGGGATGGGTAACGTGGATAAACTGATCGCCAAAGTCGGTGATCCACGTAAAGGTGAAATATCAGAAGAAGAATTTATCCGAAATCTTCCATCAGAAACACAAGGGTGGCTTTCCCGATATAGAAAAAATAAAACTGGAATGGATCCGCTGACTATTTATCAAATAGATAACCTTGCTAATAGTCAGATAGAAAAGCAAAGGAAGTTAATATTAGAACAGCTTGAGCCAGCTATTAATAACACCATGGCCCAGCTATATAACGGTGAGGTTCCAGATTATATACCGGCTCAGGAGACTATCATCAGGGGGTATGGAAAAAATGCAGATAAAATAATCAATCAACTGGATATAGCGATTGATAACGCGAGAATATTCCAGGCAATTCAGTATTTACCTCCTTCTCAGCAGCAAGAAGAAATGCAGAAAGTGAAGCCTGAGGTTAACGATCCTCACTATGCGTTAAAACTCGATGCTTACGGAAAATTGTCTGCATTGCTTCAGCGATCAAATGAAGCAATTCAGGCGCAACGTGATTCACGCAGATTCAATGAGGCGCTGACAATAGGTGAAAAATTAGACCCAAGCAACAAATCAATGCAGAAAGCTGCTGATTACACAGAAATGGCGCAGAACTTTCGTATTAATGATGCCTCCACTCATGATGGGGTTGTTCGGCTTGTGGCTCAGACTGGCATCATGCCTTCGCAGGTCATCACGCAGCTTTCAGCAGTATCCAGATCCAGCAATCAGGAAGTGGTTAAAAATGCAGCGAATTTGTTTAGTCGGTTATATGAAACAGACAATGCATCTATTGGAAATATGCCGAAGGATATGCAGGGTTTTTATCTGACTGTTAAGCAACTAACAGATTCTGGCATGTCTGCTGATGCGGCTATCGAGCAGGCGCAGAACCTGACGTACAACCAGACCGATGCTCTTAAAGCTCAATTGGCATCAACGCAGAGTTCAAAAGAGTACAAAAATAATCGCAGCAAGGCGATGAATTCTGCTGTCAGCAATATGGCGCAGTGGTTCCGTTGGGATCCGTCTGCGGATGACCAGACGCCGGAAGCAGCTAGATTCCGTAATGACTATCAGACGCTGTATGACATTAACTACCGCGTTGCTGGTGGTAACGCTGACGTAGCGAAGCAAATGACCAACCAGCAGATAGCCCGCACCTGGAGTATCAGCGAGGTTAACGGAGAAGCGCAGTTTATGAAATATGCACCGGAGGCGCTTTATCAATATGGGCCGTCAGGCTGGCAGGCGGCGCAGTGGAAAGCTGAAAAAGAACGGCTGATGTACGGTGAGCGCAAAGAGATTATAACAACCAGTCCGACGTTGCTTGGGATCACGTCAGGTAATGCTCCTGTAGTTGAGACAAAAACCCCTGAGAGTCGTATTAATGGAGAATTATTCATAACCCCTGACGTGTTAACACCTCGTAATGGTGATTACGCCATTATGGTAAGAACTAAGGATGAAAATGGCATCGATCGGGTCCAGCCGTTTTATAACAAACATGGGCGTCCTATGCGTTGGGAACCATCACTAGAAGATTGGGAACCTTATAAGAAAATGCAGCAGGAACGGGAGCAGTACGAGCAGGAAGAAATTATGCGTGGACAGGCTATACGAAACTTCAAAGACAAGCATCGCGCTCTGGATGAGCAGTATCAGCGCCTGCATAACGAACGTATGGACAAATTTAAAGATTACTTTTCGTGGGGATCTAAATAATGCCAGTTTATGCACAAGCTGAAGATCTTAATAACGGACTGATCCCGTCAGGTAATGTTTTGCCGGAACAAACTGGGTTTGATGTTGCCCTTCCGGAAGGGGCTAATCCTGAGCCATTGCCACCGGAGCCTTCCGTATGGGGGGCTGCAATGCGACAGAACAATATTCTGGCTGGTTTTTTCCGACCAGCCAGACAGTTTGAACCGGTCGAAGGTTATAACCCATATGCTGATAAAAATGAGTTGCACGGTTATGAATACTGGGGGGCGAAATTTGCAGATTCCCGATCGCCAGAGGAAACGGCGTGGATTAAGCAGCAGATAGATGATGAAAATGAAGACAGACGTTTATTGTCTGATGCTGGCGTAGTTGGAACCCTTGCCAGTATTGCTGCGGGAATGGATCCGGTTACTGTTGCGTCAATGTTTATCCCCGGTGCTCAAGGAGGGGCACTGGCGCGTATTGGCTCACAGATTGCGATTGGTGCAGCCGGTACAGCATTAAGCGAGGTTGTGCTGAATAATCAGCAAATAACACGCTCATGGGGTGAAAGTGCCGCTCACATTGCAGCGGGTGCGATGATGAGCGGCGTGTTTGCCAGTGCTGGTGTTGCGCTTTCGCCATCCGTCCGGGCTGCAGCCACGCGTGAGGTTGCTGATGCTCTTGATAATATGAGCATTACATCAGCGACTGACAGGGCTGCCGCTTCGCTTTCTGATGGTGGTAGTGTTGGTGCTATGAAAATTGATACAGCGACTCTGGATGATTTAACCCCTGTTTCCGGTGGGGTGGTTGGAAAGGCTGCATGGAAAGCAGGGAGCTATCTTACTCCTTTGACAAGGTTAATGGAGTCTCCGTCCAAGACAGTGCGAAAAACAACGCTGGAGTTAGCCGAAAATAATTTCACCCTTAAAGGAAATGAAAGGGGGATTGAAACACCGGTAGCTGTAGAAACCCGTACACGTGGATGGCAGCGTGAAGAAGCTGCTGTTGTTGTCGGAAATAAACAGGCATACGCAAAGTATAAAGCTGATGGTGGTGACATGAGTTTTGATTCATTTCGTCAGCAGGTTGGGAATGCTATGCGAAGCGGTGATGTGCATGCTAATCCTGTTGTTCAGGAAACGGCGCAGGCGATGCGAACTGTATTAAATCGGGTGAAGGTTGAAATGCAAAAGCTTGGTTTATTGCCGCCAGATGAAGAACTGAAAGCATTAGGCCAGGCAAGCTATTTCCCACGTATATATAAAGTTGGAAAAATAATCAGTGAACGCGATAAATTTCGACGTATTTTGGTTGACTGGTGGTCGAGAGGCAATAAAACACTGGATCCTGAGGATGCTGAAATTGCAGCGGATATCGTAATTAATAAAATTACTGGTGCTAAGGTTCCACAGGATTTTGTCAGCGTATTTTCTGTAAAAGCCGCAGGTAGTACGAAAGAAAGAACATTAAATGTGCCTGATAGTCTTATCAGGGATTATCTCGAAAGTGATGTGAATTACGTTCTACAACGTCATATCCGTGAAGCGGCAGCAGAAATTGAGTTGACGAGAACATTTGGCAAACGAACTATGACAGAGCGTCTGCAATTAATTGAGGACGAATATGACAGTCTGTTACGGGAAGTGCCTGAAAAAATAAAGGCGAAATATGACGAAAGTGTGGCAAATCTGAAAGCACGTTATGAGAGCAATGGTGAAGTTGTTCCTCAGGGTAAACTCGATTCATTAATGCGAAAGTACGAAAAGGAATTACGGAAAGAACAGTCCAGACTTTCAAAATCAAGAGCAAATGATCTCAGAGACATAACAGCATTACGCGATCGTCTTGTTGGTACATATGGTATGCCTGATGACCCGTCTTCGTTTTTTGTTCGTGCTGGCGCTTTTCTGCGGGATGTGAACTTCACGACCAAACTCGGTGGAATGACAGTATCAGCTATTCCAGATCTGGCCAGAGGGGTTATGGTTAATGGTTTCCGTAACTCCATGAAAGGCTATGCTTCTCAGATATCCCAATCACCGGCATTTAAGGCCAGCAAAGAAGAGATGTTGAAGATGGGGATTGGATTGGAAACTGTACTACATTCACGTTCTCGTGCAATTGGTGATCTTGTTGACAGTTCTTCCAGGACAACAGCAGTCGAAGCAGGAATGGAGCGAATTACTGATGCCTTCGGCAAGCTGACACTCATGGATCGATTTAATGACATAAACAAATCCATGAACGGAATGCTCACGTCAGACGGTATTTTGTCTGGTGCGTTTTCTGCACGTCGCATGGCAAAACTCGGTATCAACGACAATATGGCTGCGCGTATTCGCAGTGAGTTCGAGAAACATGGTGAGGTAATTGATGGATGGCACATTGGTAACTTTGATAAATGGGACGATCAGTACGTTGCCGGAGTATTCCAGTCAGCGGTTCTGAAAGACGTTAATAACACTATCATCACCCCCGGTATTGGTGACACACCTTTATGGGCGAGTACTCCAATGGGGCGAACGATATTTCAGTTTAAATCATTCACAACGGCTTCATACAACCGTGCGCTACTTGGTGGGTTACAGGAAGGAACTGCGCAATTTTATTATGGCACTGCATTTCAGATTGCTCTTGGCTCACTGGTCTATGCGCTTAAAGAAGCATCGAAAGGGAAAAATGTTGACTGGTCACCAGAGAAGCTGGTGCTTGAGGGTATAGATAGATCCGGTATTCTTGGGCCATTGATGGAATATAACAACATGGCTGAAAAGGCGACTGGTGGTGCTGTTGGGCTGGGGGCTTTATTTGGCACTGGCACACAGTCCAGGTATGCCAGTCGTGGATTCGTAGGATCTCTATTCGGACCGTCATTTGGTCTTGCGGATAGCATCATTGATGTGACCTCAGGAGTGTTGAATGGTGATGCCGGTGATCGTATTGTGCATAATGTCCGAACCCTGATACCCGGCAATAACCTGTTCTGGATTGCGCCACTAATAAACCAAGTGGATCCGGTGATGCGGTGAGTTAAACACCTTTAGCATGATTCAGGGGAAACCCCAATATTAAATATGAGTGTCTCCCCTGAATCAGCATAATAATGTAATATTATTGACTTACGTTGTTTTCTTGCTTCGTAGAATAAACGCTCTTGCGGCGATAATTTGTGAAAACTGCCGGATGCACAATATATGTTTTTTAACTTTTCGCGGGTTTCTTTTATTGTATCTTCTGATATGTATTTTAGGTATTTATCCGTATAGATGTTGCTACTATAAGAAATTAATGTTTTGCTGTTGTTGTGATGTATTGTATTTTTATCGTTGAAGTCTGTATTTTTATTTACTGTCATTAGGTTTTTAATGATTACATGTAATACAATAGTCTCCCCATCATCAATTCCATATTTGATGTCATAGTCAGTATATTTATTTGTTATACCGCTTCCTGATAGCGGCACTATGTACTCTGAGAAAAATGAGTTTGCCGCGTGACTATCAAGAGCAATAGCAGTTTGTTTGTGGTAAAAATAAAACAATATTGAGAGAGTCAAAATAATAGCGACGCCTAATGCAACCTTTAATATAGATATGGTTTTCAAAATATCGCTCCTTGTTGTAACATACATCAGTAATGTGGCGTTTTTCAATTGTATTAAAGACGTGTAATATGTACACGCCTTTTGTTCTTCCTATTCAGGTATTTCAATTCCAAAACCATCTGCATCCCATGAGTTTTCACAGATGATGTAACCTAGTTCATTGAGCCTATTAAATGTTTTTTCAAAGATGATCTGGTAATCATTATCTGCAAGTGATTCCAGTTCAAGGTCATTAAGGTTTATATAAAAACTTGTATGTCCAAGTGTTATTTTCTTATTAATTTCATTAAAGGTTCTTTTGAAAATAATATTTGATATTTCATGTCGTGCATTGTTTGCAATGATTTTTGCTTCATAAGCAGAAATTACGTCATCTTCATGAATATCTTTCAGAAAGCTGGTGTCAAGACGTTGTACTATTTCAGCGTTCATTGATCGCTTATTGGCTTTTGCAGAAATTTCTATTTTTTCTTTTACTTCGACGGGAAGTCTGATCCTTAGTTGTGGATCTTCTCTGCTCATGTTCTTCACCAAATATTGAGTTACTTGCAATGATTGAAGTATGCCTCACCGTGTGCTTGACATCAATGACGCACGGTGTGACAATTATTTTGCCCCACGGTGGGGCTAAGGAGATATGAAATGCAAAAAGCAAAAGAGATGTGTCAACGACGAGTTCGTTTTCCGGACGATGTGAAGTTAGCTATTGAAAGAAATGGCGAAAAAGAATGCCGAAAGTTCAATACAGAGATTATCTATCAGCTGAGGAAAGTGTATGGACTCACTGGTGAGAAGAATAGCGTGGCATAAAACAGCGAAGCCCCACGGTGGCCAGACCGTCAGGGCTTCAGTATCGTAAAACTACGTATAGGAATTAACGACATGACGAGTATAGCAACAGCAGTATCTACTATCAACGTGCCATTCCACGGCGCAGAGCTTTATGTTGTCAATCACAACGGCGAACCGTATACCCCAATGAAACCTATCGTTGAGGGAATGGGGCTAGACTGGAAATCTCAACATAAGAAGATTTCTCAACGCTTCTCGAAGGGTATGGTGGAAATCACCATACCTTCTGCCGGTGGGGTGCAAGCCATGATTTGTATGGCTTTACGAAAATTGGCAGCTTGGTTGAACAGCATCAGCCCTAACAAAGTCCGCCCTGAAATCCGCGACAAGGTAATCCAGTATCAGGAAGAGTGTGACGATGTGCTCTACGAGTACTGGACTAAAGGCCATGTGGTTAACCCACGCAAAGCTAAAAAGGCGTTGCCGGGTAAAATAACAACTGAACAGCAGGAAGCCATTAAACAACTCGTCATGAGTCGCGGTCAGTCTCTGCCAAAAGAAAAACAGGCTAAGGCGATGATCACCATGTGGTCGTCACTGAAATCTCATTTTGGCTGTTCGTACAAAGAAATTGGTGAAGATCAATTTGCCGAAGCGTTGTCTCTTGTTGCTCGGGTTCCGCTTGAAGGGGAGTATCTCCCTGCTGGATCTGCATCAGAGAATGATGAAGTGGCAGTCAAGATGTTAGATGCGCTTCGTGAGGCAATTAAAACACAGACAAAATGTTATGGTTATCCATTGAAGCCAGGCTACCGCAGTCTGATTCATTCGCCGTCGGGTGTTCTCGGCCTGACGGAGAACTCACTGCTGATGAATCTGCTGAACCAGTTACAGGAAGACGGGCACGATGTATCGGGCGCGGCGGCGGAGCTGACCACCATGTTCTGCTACATCGTTGGTGTGAGCAAATGCCTGCGTGATATCCAGACGCACGCGGAATACATCAACGACAAGGCAGGGTTCTTCTGACAGAACGGCGGCACAGGGACGTGCAAAACGAAACTAGCGTGACATGTCACAGGCCGCTTTCGCGGCCTTGTTTTTAACGAATGCCACCGCCGCCCGGGCGGGAATCCGCAGACACAAAAAAGCCCGCGGCGCGGGCTTAAAGAACTATTTTATTGGCAGCTTATGCTTTGAAATTATGGCCAATCTGTTTTGGAAGTTTTCCGCATCACCCCACAACCAGGTTTCACCTTTCTCAAGTTCTTCCTCGTTATTCATCTCTATAAGTTCGCATGTCATCATGTCGTAACCATAGAGATGGAGGCCAAGTTCCAGTGCGTCATACATGCGAGCCTGCCAGAACGACATGCCTTCATGAGTCTGGTTGCGATCAGACACGATGATATCGTACCGTTCCAAGAGGTAGTTCATGAAGATGATGCCAGCGAAATCATGAAGCACAGCACGATGCTTAGGCTTCTGGGTTCTCCATACCAATATCTGCGTGACAGGACGGCAGTTAAGATAGCTGTCAGGCTGGATAATGACACGATTGTAATACACTACCTCTTCGGTGAGGTCATTTATCAATGACAGTTCAAAGTGCGCCTGTGGAATCTCGCCTTTCTTACGATCGTCTACACGGACAACGCGGTATCCAGGAGCCAGAGAAACGCCTTTGACATCAGATGTGACATCGTTGCCGTTCACTAACTCTGAATACAGGGCGCGGTTGTCTGGAGTTTCGTTCAGATGAGCGAAAACCTCAGTTACCTTTGCCGGATTCAGCAGTTGTTGTGGCATACATCACCTCATAATATATAGATGCTTCTTTAAGCGGGATTTACCATTAGGGTAAATGAACTATCCGAATGTTAAACGCCTTCGTACTCGTCAAATTTTCTCATGTGGGCTCCTCCTGTATCGGTGCCTAATCGCTATGGATCACCCGTGAGGTAATAGTACGCTATTCACCCCCAGTCTGCAATCTGTACAGAATTATTTAAAGGCACATCCCTGTGCCGCCGCCCGTCAGAAGAATCCTGCTTTGTCGTTGATGTACTCCGCGTGAGTCTGGATATCACGCAGGCATTTACTCACACCGACGATGTAGCAGAACATGGTGGTCAGTTCCGCCGCCGCGCCCGATACGTCATGCCCGTCTTCCTGTAACTGGTTCAGCAAATTCATCAGCAGTGAGTTCTCCGTCAGGCCGAGAACACCAGACGGCGAGTGAATCAAACTGCGGTAGCCGGGCTTCAGCGGGGCACTGTAGGTTTTGTTCTCTATCTTCATTGCCTGCATCACTGCTGATGCTGTGGCGTTGGCTACCTGGTCGGCAACCATCTTTATGCGTTCTTCCTGCGGGAGCGAGTTTTTAATGTAACTTCCGGTGCGGCGGATCTGAGGAAGAACCTCACCTGTAACCCATTTACGAAAGCGGTAGGGGATAGTGCCTGGTGTCACTGCGTCGCGGCAGCGGAGGATCAGTGTGTAGAGGCCTGACTCGGAGATGATGATCGATTCTTGCTCACCGCCAGGGGTGTCGGTTGAAGCGACGCCCTTCTCATCATCATCAAGTTTTCGAACAGCATCTCGATGGTTTGCTATGCCTATAGCCCGACAAACATCTGAAGCGATAAACCATGGCTCACCATTAATGACGATTACCCGTATATCGGCTTGGGATTCGAAAGAAAAAATGGACGTGCTTTTTGTAGCTGTCATAGTGGTTACCTTTTAGTCTGGTTAATCACCACTACCGACGCCAATCGGTTGGTGGTGAACTGTGCAGGGTTGGCGTAACCGGCTAAAAGGACCCGGCGCACCTTTCGGTGCCCCCACACAGCCCACCATAATACGAATGTGGCCGTGCTATACGCATAAAAAAACCGCTTGCGCGGTGAATGCGCCTTTTAGTAATCCGGGACGCCAATCCCGGCACTGGATTTTGCCAGTGCCCGATTACTATGGCACAAGAGGAGTGCGATGTAAATTTACCGCAAAGGTAAATATAAGCACTCCTATTGGTAATTTCAAATCTTATCTGGTTTGTTTTCGTAATTGTTCGGCACAATAGTCGAGATGTGTTTGCAGATCCTGCATAGACATCTGTGAGCTGGTGACGTAGTTAATCAGTGCAGTCAGTTCGGCAAGTGGGCCATCGACATTAAATCCATCCTTATCGAGATCCCGGAGTAATTTCATCAAGTGCGATCCCTCCACCAGTGACCTGACGCCTCCCGGCGTGTGAATCCTTTCGGTAAATCCGTCTTCCAGTGGATAGTGATACTGCTGCATCTTAATATTCTCCATGCAATAACTGTATATTTATACAGTAGCAAATAATTTGTTTGCTATCCAGCACGTTTTGCAAATTACCCGAAAGGTAATATCTATTCGTATTCACAGTCTTTCTATCCATATGTGGTTTTTTAGGTAATAGAATGACCAGATATGCGGCGCAACGGGTGCTGCGACTATCTGGAGATTTAACATGACGGTCTCAACCGAAGTTGACCACAACGAATACACCGGTAACGGCGTTACGACATCGTTTCCGTATACTTTTCGAATTTTCAGAAAATCCGACCTGGTTGTTCAGGTGTCTGACCTGAACGGGAACGTAACAGAATTGGTTCTGGATACCGGTTATACGGTAACTGGGGCGGGCACTTATAGTGGCGGTTCTGTGGTTCTTCCGTCGCCGCTTGCTACTGGATGGAGAATTACGATAGATCGTGTGCTTGATGTAGTGCAGGAGACAGACCTTCGCAATCAGGGAAAGTTTTTCCCCGAAGTGCATGAAGATGCCTTTGACTACCTGACGATGCTGATCCAGCAATGTTTTGGATGGTTCAGACGTGCATTGATGAAACCATCTTTGCTTGCAAAATATTACGATGCAAAGCAAAACAGAATTTCTAACCTTGCAGATCCATCACTTGAACAGGACGCTGTAAATAATCGCTCAATGCGTAATTATGTCGATGCTGCAATCGCCGGGGTTGTTGGTGGTTTTGGTTGGTTTATTCAGTATGGTTCTGGGGCAGTATACCGAACGTTCCAGGATAAAATGCGTGATGCTATTAGCCCCAAAGATTTTGGAGCTGTTGGTGATGGTATAAATGACGATTCCACTGCAATAAGCGCGTGCCTTGAAGCCTCATCTCCAGGTTATAAAATTGACGGATTAGGGCTTACTTTTAAAGTATCAACTCTTCCGGATGTCAGCCGATTTAAAAATGCTCGTTTTTTATTTGAGAGAATACCGGGTCAGCCTCTTTTTTATGCTTCTGAAGATTTTATCCAGGGAGAGTTATTTAAAATTACAGATACACCGTGGTACAACGCCTGGACGCAGGATAAAACGTTTGTATATGACAATGTCATCTATGCGCCTTTTATGGCTGGAGACCGCCATGGTGTAAATAACCTCCATGTTGCATGGGTTCGCTCAGGAGATGACGGGAAGACCTGGACAACGCCGGAATGGCTTACAGATTTACATGAAAACTATCCCACAGTTAACTATCACTGCATGAGTATGGGGGTTGTCAGAAATCGCCTTTTTGCTGTAATTGAGACGCGGACCGTGCGCGGAAATAAACTGCAGGTTGCAGAGTTGTGGGATCGTCCAATGAGTCGCAGCCTTCGCGTTTATGGTGGTATAACGAAAGCAGCAAATCAGCAAGTCGCTTATATTCGCATTACTGATCACGGATTATTTGCTGGTGATTTTGTCAACTTCTCAAACTCTGGTGTTACAGGTGTTACCGGGAATATGACGGTGACTACTGTTATTGATAAAAATACTTTTACAGTTACGACGCAAAATACTCAGGATGTGGATCAGAATAACGAGGGTAGATACTGGAGTTTTGGTACATCATTTCACTCGTCACCATGGAGAAAAACCAGTCTTGGAACTATTTCTTCTTTTGTTGACGGAAGCACTCCTGTTACTGAGATTCACAGTTTTGCGACGATTAGCGATAACAGTTTTGCTGTTGGCTACCATAATGGTGATATTGGTCCACGCGAGCTTGGGATACTCTATTTCTCTGATGCTTTCGGTTCTCCTGGTAGCTTTGTTCGCAGACGCATACCTGCAGAATATGAGGCGAATGCATCTGAGCCATGTGTAAAATATTATGATGGCATTCTGTATCTGACGACCAGGGGGACATTAAGTACTCAACCCGGTAGTTCATTGCACAGAAGCTCTGATTTAGGTGCATCATGGAATTCTCTTCGCTTCCCAAATAATGTTCATCACTCAAACCTTCCTTTTGCCAAAGTTGGCGATGAGCTGATTATTTTTGGCAGTGAGCGCGCATTTGGTGAGTGGGAAGGAGGAGAACCTGATAACCGTTATGCAGGAAATTATCCAAGAACATTTATGACCAGAGTTAACGTCAATGAGTGGAGTCTGGATAATGTAGAGTGGGTTAATGTTACTGATCAGATTTATCAGGGCGGAATAGTTAACTCTGCGGTTGGTGTTGGTTCAGTTTGTATCAAAGACAACTGGCTGTACTACATTTTCGGTGGGGAAGACTTTCTAAACCCATGGAGCATAGGGGATAACAACAGAAAATATCCTTATGTTCACGATGGTCACCCGGCTGATTTGTATTGTTTCAGGGTGAAAATTAAACAGGAAGAATTTGTTTCAAGGGATTTTGTCTACGGAGCCACTCCTAACAGAACGCTTCCTACTTTTATGTCGACGTCCGGCGTGAGGACGGTTCCTGTACCCGTTGATTTCACAGATGATGTTGCCGTCCAGTCACTGACTGTCCATGCAGGTACATCAGGACAAGTTCGCGCGGAAGTCAAACTGGAGGGCAATTACGCCATTATTGCGAAGAAAGTACCGTCTGATGATGTTACCGCTCAGAGATTAATCGTTAGCGGCGGTGAAACAACGTCTTCAGCAGATGGTGCAATGATAACGTTGCATGGTTCCGGAAGCAGTACTCCACGTCGCGCGGTATATAACGCACTCGAACATCTTTTTGAGAACGGAGATGTTAAACCTTATCTTGATAATGTAAATGCTCTTGGTGGTCCGGGAAACAGGTTCTCGACAGTTTATCTTGGCTCCAATCCTGTGGTTACCAGTGACGGAACATTAAAGACAGAGCCGGTCTCTCCTGACGAAGCATTGCTGGATGCCTGGGGTGACGTCAGGTATATCGCTTATAAATGGCTGAACGCTGTCGCTATAAAGGGAGAAGAAGGGGCGAGGATACATCATGGTGTAATCGCGCAGCAACTTCGTGATGTTCTTATTTCTCACGGACTCATGGAAGAAGAAAGCACAACATGCCGCTATGCCTTTCTTTGCTATGACGATTATCCCGCAGTATATGATGACGTCATTACTGGCCAAAGGGAAATACAGCTGACTGATAATGACGGGAGCATCATTGTTGATGAGGATGATAATCCAGTGATGGTAATGGAAGACATCATTGAGCGCGTTGAAATAACGCCAGCAGGATCTAGATGGGGGGTCAGACCTGATCTCTTATTCTATATCGAGGCAGCATGGCAGCGCAGAGAAATGGATAAGATAAAAGAGCGGATTCAGTCTCTGGAAGAACGTTAAAAAAAAGCCCGCAATATTTTGCGGGTATCAAAAACGGAGTTGGTGAAAAGTTATCTTTGAATTCTATCATGAATCAGTACGTATTTTAAATACATGTTCAGGTTTATTACACCATAGCATTATTAAATACAAAATTAAGTCTATGGTTCCTGTACAACTGCCCCCACTCTGCTGGCTCGTTCTGTAAAATAATTAGTACTTTTATTGAGATATATGATATGGAACAATAATGATTCATATATGGTTTACTATGCGGGTTTAGTCATCAATAATTGACTGGCTTATAGATAGTAAACAGGAGAAAGTATGTCTGCTCAAGTAACAAGTGAGCAATTAAATCAGTTGCTTAGTTTTGGTTCTCTTGCTGCGGTTATTGCAGGTGTCCCTCCGGAGGTTGCTTTAGGGGCTTTGGCTGGGGCGGTAATTTTTGTTACCTCTGCAGTAGAGTACCCCATCCGTCGCCGGGTGCTCCTGTCGATGCTCAGCTTTCTTTGCGGCCTTCTCTTTTACAAACCAGCAGCATCAATTCTTATCGGCATAGCTAGCCTGATCCCTACCATCACGCAGGACTCTTTTGAAAAAGGGATTGTTTTCTCTGCAGGCGCATTCGTGTCAGCAATTGTCGCTGTGCGTATTGGTATATGGCTCTATCACCTTTCCGATAATCCACGCGAGTTAATTCCGGGGAGAAAAGACGATGGTAACGCATGAGTTTTTTTTGCTTATCACCAATGCAGTTATTTGCACTGGCATAGCAATTCGCGTTGTCACATTCCGGCGTAACGGCTCTCAACACCGAAGGTGGGGAGGATGGCTTGCTTATTTCCTGATTGTTGCTGCGGCCAGTATTCCTGTTCGAGTCGCCTATGCAATCTGGTTACGTACGCCAATGGCTGTGGATTTATCTGAGGTCATTATTAACGCTGTCATGCTTGCTGCGGTTCTTAAAACTCGCGGTAACGTCGTTCAAATTTTCAAAATAACGAGGTCTAAACATGGAGATTAAACAATTCCAGCGTGCTGCTGGTATTAGCGAGGCGCTGGCCGAACGCTGGTTCTTGCATATAACTTCTGCGATGAAAGAGTTTGGAATCAGCAAACCCGAAGATCAGGCAATGTTTATTGCTCAGGTCGGGCATGAGTCTGGGGGCTTCACCCGGTTGCAGGAAAATTTCAACTACAGTGTCACCGGACTGGCTAACTTCGTTCGGGCTGGGCGTCTCACCCAGGGGCAGGCTAATGCACTGGGTCGCCGTGCTGGTGAAGCAGCATTACCACTTGAGCGACAGCGCGCTATCGCCAATCTGGTGTACAGCAAACGCATGGGGAACAATGCCCCTGGTGATGGCTGGAACTACCGTGGGCGCGGACTTATCCAGATTACCGGCTTGAATAACTATCGTGACTGCGGAAACGGTCTGAAAGTTGACCTGCTGGAGAATCCTGAACTGCTGGCACAGGACGAATACGCGGCCCGTAGCGCGGCCTGGTTCTTCTCCAGCAAAGGCTGCATGAAGTATACCGGCGATATTGCACGTGTAACTCTGATTATCAATGGTGGCCGGAACGGCATTGATGACCGCCGCGCCCGATACATCATTGCCAGTAAGGTGCTGGCTGTATGATCTGGGCATTCGTAAAAGCATACTGGAAACATTTGATTATCGTGGCGATGCTTGCTGTTCTTGCCACATCAGGAGTTGTTGCCTGGAATGTGCACGGCAGTCGTCAGTACGACGCCGGGTATGCTCAGGCGAAAGAAGACCGCAAAACTGAAGATGAGAGAGTTCGTCAGCACTACGAACAGGAGAAAGCGATCAATGAACGTGAATCGCAGCAGAGGATCGACCAGGCGCGCAATGATGCTCTTGATGCTGCCGCTCGCGCTGGCCGGTTGCAGCAACAGCTCGTTGCCATCCGTGAGCAGCTCAGGCACTATAACGCCATTGTCGGCGCTGGGTCGTCAGCCGCAGACACCGGAGTTTTGCTTGCCGACGTGCTCAGCAAATCTCTCGAGAGAAACAGACAACTGGCAGAGTATGCTGACCGGGCAGCCGAAGCCGGAAGAGTCTGCGAAAAACAGTACGACACCCTGACCAGATAGCATGGCATTTTTCATGGTACTGATTTCCGGTGACGGTATATAAAACGGTATGGGAAAAATTCATCTTTGGAAAAATGTTATCACTCAATTGGTTATGGTTATCGTAAATAATTGAGTGGGAATGATTTGACCCTGCACTATGAATGAACAAAACCCTCTGTTACTACAGAGGGTTTTTTTATCCTAAAGAATTATAGGTTTGAAGTTACTAACATCGTTTAGTTAAACCAGCTATCTGATTTATTCTCTTCTGCTTTACCCACGCTTTTCATCAGATCGCGACCGCCTTCAGTCATATTTCTGTTTGCGTCAGCTTCAGATTGCACCACATCGGTTTGCGCAGCTTTGTGCTTCAGTTCCTGATCGATAAATTCGTTTTCGCGCTTGACGCGGGCTTCTTCTTTCGCCAGCGCCAGTTTTTGTTTCTGAATCTCTAAGCTACGTAGCTCATCTTCATAACTTTGATCGCGTTTTTTGTCCGCAGTGGCTTCGGCGTCCAGTTTATCCTGACGAGCTTTCTTATTCGCTGCTGCCGTTGCCGCTCTTTTATTAGCCGCGGCCTGGGCGTTTGCGCGACGTTGCTTCTCTTGCTGGATTTCCCTGTTGCGCTCCGCGACCCATTCGTCATGCTGCCTTTGCTCTTCATTTTTACCTTGCTGTTCCGCTTCTGCGACAGCCGAGAGTTGATCCTGCAATGATGAGGCGATAGCCGGATAGCTTAAGGAGGCTAAGATGGCGCAAAGAAAAACTTTCTTCATGACTCCTCCTGATTATTAGCTCTTTTCAGGACATTTGGTATTTGGCTGAATACGCGTTTCGTTATACGTCGTGGTAATAACAACGGCTAAACCTGTCGTAAACTGGCACTCTTTACCCACCTGGGTGGAGGTATACACTTTGGTGCCTTCCTTATATGTTAAAGAAACACCTTCCACTAAGGTTTTATCATTCACCATAGAACCCGCTGCCGCGCCTACAGCTCCGCCGCCAACTGCACCTGCCGTCGTTCCGGAATTGCTGCCAGACCCGACGTTGTGGCCGATAACACCGCCAGCGACAGCGCCAATAAGCGCGCCGAAGGCTTGTGCGTTCCGTTTATTTTGGGCGTTGTCTACGGCAACTTTTGCGGGAAGAATGGAAATAATATTAACGGTTTTAGTTTCTTGTTTGGTATTCAGTTGATCGGTTTGATAAACATCGGCGGCATGATCATCAGCATTTGACTGGCATCCTGCCAGAGTGAATGACGCTAACATTGCCACAGGCAGAAGACATTTTTTAAATTTCAT